TTACTATCATTTTTTTCCATGTCGTACTCTGATGATTCTTCTAACATGTCAATATCTTGTTCGTGTTCGCCTCTTACTTTAAATACACCATCTTGTAATCCTAGCATGTTTTGAATTTCAGTTTTAACCTGATATCCACTTACTGGTAAGTTTGTTTCAAACTCATACATAAAAACTTCATAGCCTTTGTGGCTAGGAAAGTCTTTTGGTGTACTTTGTAGTATTGTCTTCTTCACAGCACCAAGTCCTTTTGAGTCATATTTCATTAGGTGCTTCTCAATGCGATCACATTGTTCATCCGTTAATTCATGGATAGTTTTAACTCTAAATTTCCATGTTTGTTTTGATTCTGATAGATAGTTTTTAAAACTTTTCATTATAATTCTCCGTAATACTATTTATCGTTTTTGTCCATTTTGTTCATTATTTCTGCTAATAATTCACTTCTACTACCAATAACTTTGCCTTCTGCAATGTCTTGATTTTCTGATCCACCGTTCTCTCTGTTTTTATTTTGAATGTATGCCTGTGCTTTGTCTTCATCTACATCAAGTCTACGCTGTCTCATTTGTAATTCTATAATTTTTAATTTTTTATCCATTTTTGATTGTTTGGCTTGCAATGCAGCACTAATCATTTTACTAGCACTATCAAAAATTGGAGCTGCGTGTCTATCTTCTACGCTTTTTCCTAAGTCTACTAAATCCTCAAAAGTTTCCATAGCTTTTGCGGCATATTCGTCCATTTCTCTTTCTAGTTCTTCTAATCCTGTTACTGCTGGCAATGCAGAATCTGTACGTTCAGCAATAGACATTTCCCCTTGATACTCTGCAATTTCGTTTTCTAATTCTTCAATTGTAGGCTCTAATTCTTCTTCTTCCTTGGGCAACATATCTTCTATGTCAGGAAGTAAGTTTAATGTTTCTTCAAGCTTCTTAGTCATTTTCTTTTACTCTTTCTGCGCTTGGGTTTACTATTTTTAGGTCTATTAAATATCTCATTTTCTGTTATTACTCTAAAACCTAATCCTTTGGCATCGCACCATGCTCTAGCGGCTTGCCATTTTGCATGATTAACTACCGCAGCTGCTTTTTCTGATTGTGTTTTTGCTTCACCTAAAGTTTGTTTACTAGGTTTAATTTCTACCATCTCAGCACGATCATTGCCTTTAGTGTCTTTATATACCATTAGTATATCAGGAACATATGTAGTTGTCTTACCTGTTAGTGGATTGCGATACGGAATACGATGTGTCTCGCTTCCCCAACCAATAACACTAGGATGATTATCACACATTCTAAAAACAGCAAGTTCCCAGCCACTTCTATACCTTGGCGCTCTTTTACCTATGTATTTATTTGGATTTTTGACCTCATAAAGACCTTGCATAAACTTTGCCATGTTTATCTACTCTTTATATCATAGCCTTCATACGTAAAGGTCAATCGATATTGCACTAGACCTGTGTCGCTGTAATCTAATGTATCTGAATCTATGTTTGATATTATTGGGTTATATATTTGAATTATATTGTCATCATCAGAAGAATTAGTACGTTCTATAAAAAAAGTTCTTATATAATTTTTGCTGCCTTGCAGTTTAAAGCCTTTGCCGTCAACAGTATGTGATATTAGATTTGGCGTGTTCATTGGACCGCCATAGTAGTATGCCGTGTAGCTTTTTAGAAAGTTTTCTATGGCTGCATCTCTTGTATCGTATACTGTAAGAATTACAGGGTTATAATCAACACCTGTTTGTACTATTCTTTTGTTATTATAACTATTTAGAGTTTGTACCCTATTAGTATAACTTGGCATAGTGACACTTGCTACACGGCTTAAATCTACTGTTCCTTCAATTGTATCTAAACTACAAGTGAAGTTAAATTTGTTTCTAGGCACAGCCGAAATCGTACCAATCGTATCTTGTCCATACAATTTATGTGCTTGTGTGCCTAGAGCCATTTTTTTATCCTATCTTGGATTAAGTTGTTGCGCCGTCGTCTGCAGTTCCTCTAAACCCAGAACTTAGTACGTCATTTCCACCAATTGTATGTTCAGCATGGTCATAACGAATAGTTGCCGTTACTTGTACCATGTCTGATGTAGCATAGTTTAAATCACCATATGCAACATTTTGTAGGTAACAACCTTTTAATTCCCATACATCGAAAGGGGTTACAACAGATTTGCCATTGCCGCCATCTAATGTTTCAATTTTCATTTCAAACTTATATGATGAGCCTGCTGTGGCACTTGCTTGATCTGCATGATCAACTTGCCTGTTAAGCTGTCCGCCTAATTGTTTAATAACTTCTGATGTCATGTCATCACGCATTGTTAGTGTTAGTGTTTCCCAAGTGTGCTTACCCGCAAGATACATTTTTGAGTTGTATGAATCAACAACGACTTCTTCGTGAGTTAGGCTTGGTCTTGATACACTAATTACGTTTTGTGTTACAACATCTGAATTTACCGAATTGCCCAGTCTTGTGAATGTGACACGGAAACGATATTGTAGTTTTGGCATAAGAGTTGTACCTTCTGTACTTCCAGTAGGTACGCCAAAGTTTGTAATTACAGCCATTTTTAATTTCTCCTTGAATACTATAATCTAATAGTAATTTGTTCTATATGTATTTATGCAAAAAGGTAAAAAAATTTACCAGTCATAGAAAAGGCTGCAATGATTGCAGCCTATTCTGTTTATTTTATATAAATTTATGCTAATTCGCCTGTGTTAACAATACGAATTGGTATGTAAATAAATTCTGCAGATTTTGTAGGCTCAATTGCTACATCTACATAAAATTCATTTGCATCAATTCTTGCAGGTGTGTTGTTAGTTACATCACACACTACTGCAAAGTCGTAAATACCACGTTGCTTAAGAATGTTTGCTAGGAAACCTTCAAAAGTTGATTTTGCATTTGCACGTGTTGTTTCGTCATTAGCTTCAAACAAGAATGGTCTTGCAATAACTGCAAAACGTTCTCTTAGATATGCTGTTAAACGAGCAACATTTACACGGTCAAGTGCGCTTGCTCCTGCATGTAGAGACTTCTGACCAAATACAACTACACCATCTGTTGGGAAGTTTGCAATTGGGTTAAGTTTCTTTTCATACATAGCATCACGAGAACCTTGTGTTAGTGCTACTGGAACAAATTCGTCCTCTGCATTTAGGTAGCCTACGTTTGCTGCGTTTTGTACTACACCACGTGTTAAGCCTGCTGGTGCAAACCACTGAAAACTTACATTATCATTATATGCGAATGTATATAATGCTATGTGTGATGCTGGTGCTACTACGCTATTACCTGATACTGGGTCAGTAGCTAGTGAACTTGGATAATATGCTGCTGCATATGTGTTCTTTGTTACTAGTCCGTCTTCGCCATTTTCAATTGCGCCGTTACCTTGGATCCATGATACTGCATCTGTTGGATTCATACGTAGCGGTGAGTCAACAATAATAAATGCTGTTTCATCTCTATCACTGTTTAGTGCTACCATTTCATCCATTAATTCTGGATAACCTGGTGCTGCAATTAAGCGGAAGTTAACTGTATCTTCACGTAGTTCTGATCCTGATGCACTTGCTTGCATTGCTGTTACTACTACTCTACGCTGAGCATGACGACCAAATGAACCTGCGCCACTTGCTTGGTTACCTGCGTGGTTACGCCATTTCCATGCTGTGCCTAGGCTTGTATCATACATACGTACTGTACCGCCTGAACGACACATGTTAATACCTGTTGTACCAACTGGGTGTAGTAGAGGATCTGGTGCACCTGCTATTAATGCAGATTCAAATACACCTGCCGCTGTATCATTTGCTGTAATATCACCAAATACAACACCACCTGATGTTGTTTGGTCTGTGTTATCTTTTAGTACCCATGCACTGCCGTTATCTCTGTAAATTACAGGATATCCGTTAGCGTCTGTATCTACCCAATAGTTACCTACATTGCCTGCACTTGGTGCTGATGTAGCATACGTAACATTTGTTACACGCTTCCATTTTTGTGTACCGTTATCGCTACCAACTTCATAAATTGCAAGTTGATTTAGATCTGGATCAAACCACATTGTGCCGTCAACTGCCGCACCTGTTGGCTCTGCTGTTGATGCTGTTACAACTAAATTTCCCCAAGCACCTGATTCGTATGATTTTAGAACAAGTGCTGATGCATCTACTTCTAGTGTTAAATCACCGTCTTGTAATGTACGTGCTATAGCCGCTGTACCATCTTGGAATGTATCTGATGTTGTACCTGCTGGATCTGTTGCCATTGCATAGTTAATTGGATGAGCAACAAATGTGCCAGCCATATTTTCAGCAATACTTATACTTACACCACTACCTGGTTTTGTTGTTTTAACCCAAATATCGCCCACGCTTGGTGATGATGGTTCGCTATAATGTGGTGCGAATGTAGGTGTTTCTGCTACCCATGCGCCACTATTTTCTTTATAGTATTGAATTTGTGTTGATCCTGGTGCTGCTGCAACTGCTACTAGATATCCGTCTGTAACTACTGTTGCTGATGGTGC